CTAAATCAGTACCATGGTCGCTTACTCTTTCAGTATGTAATACTAAACAACATTTTTTAGCTTGTTCAACAGGTAATGTATCGATAAAATATCTATAAGCTAAAAGTGTATCAGGAATTTGTTTACGTCTAATATTTCTAGAATTAAATAATAAAGCAAAATCATATTCTTTACCTTTAAATAATTCTTTTTTAAATGCTTTTAACTCTTCATTATTTTGATCAAGTGGTTTAAAAATATTTTCATTTAGACCATGAGGTACATACTCAATGATTTTACTTTTAGCTTTATCACCTAATACTAACTCATTAATATTTTTAGTTTGTTTTGAGATAGCTAACAAAGCATCACATGACTCATAATAAGGTCTATTATACATTGGTGCTGGGTAATCATCCCAAATGTTTAAATAAATAATAGGCATTTTTCTTCTGATCTCATTCTCGATTTGGAATAACCAAATAAAATATCTTGGATCAGTAATTAAGAAAATAGCATCTGGTTTTTCAACGCTTATTAGTTGTCTAATCATACGAGCATCACCATATCCATTACTTGGGTATAAAATAACTGAAGCATCAGTTAACCCAGTGTTAGTGTTAGTATCTGGACTTAAGTCTAATCGTTTGCCTTGTTCTGGGTGATTAATTGCTCCACCTACATTTACCCAGTTGAAATGTTGAGCTGTGTTAATTACTAATTCTCGAGCAACAGTAGCTACACCTGAGTGTACTCTAATGTCGTCACAAATCAGTAAGATTTTTTTCCTCTTATTTTGAGGAAGATAACCAAAACTTTGATTCATAAAACTTTTTTTTATCGATTTAAATTGTTGTGATTGTGAATTGATTTTCTAAATTCTTCATCTGTAAGATATAAATGAACTGTGCGATCTACAAGTTTTTGTAAAGAAAATTTATACTTTACACAACTTATTTTAAAATCTTCAAACAACTCACTTTGAATCTTTACAGATGTTAGTGTCATGTCTTTTTTATCCATAGCTTTTATTTGTATATAAATATATATGGATTTATTATTTGTTACAAAGTTCTTTATTATTGTTAAAAGGACACCATTGACAGTTTTTATTTGGTGTTATAGGATGATCTGTGTCTTTAAATGAACCATCATTATTAAAACATTGTTCTATAAAATTACCCATTGAACCCATTGCTCTATTCATTTTAATTTTTCCATCTGGTGGGGCAAATTCTTGAATTCGGCTTTGAGGAAATTCACTTTCTTCCCATATTTTTCTTTTTAGGATAATAAACTCAACATCAATATTATCTTTATCAACATTATATTGTTTACTATAATATTCTTTGTAAAATAACAGTTGAAATTGCTTACCCTCATCTTTTTTAGTATCGGCATTCCAACCTCGAGTAGATGTTTTAAAATCGATTATCTTATGTTTATCTGTGTCTTCATTATATAAGACTAAATCAAGATAACCTTTATATAATATACTTGGATATTGTGGGTTTGGATTTAAAACAATTGGTAATTCACATCCTATTAAATGCCATCCTCGTTTACTGAAGTATTTGCCTTTGTTTTTCTTAAAGTAGTTTATAATGTTGATTCCATCATCATAAAACTCTCTCATTTCGACTGGGTCACTAAAATGGGTCTTTTTGTTTTTAGTGTATTCTTCTCTGTAAGTCTTACCAAATTCTTCTTCAAATAGATCTTCTAAATCAAATCTATCAGCTGCTGCTCCACTCTCTTCATACATCATAGTGATGTAATGTTGAATGCTGTTATGCATCGCTGTTCCAAACACTGTGTGGATTGTAGGTTGATATTCTTGTAATCCATCTTTATATAACAACTTCCATTTATGAGGACATTCATTATAGATAGAAAACTGGCTATACGAAATCGTTTTTTGACTCGCATAGTTAATCTCTTGAGGAGTATGATTTCTGATTGTTCTTACTATGAACGGTGTTCTTTTATTCAAAATCTACTGTTGTTCTTCTTGAAGGATAGTCCATTTGATTTTTTCTAAATACAAAATAGCATCCATATGTTCTTGTTTAGCATGTTCAATCCAATCTAGTAAAGACAAATCTTGTCTATCTAAATCAGTACCATACTTTTTCTTACCCGCAACACTTCGATCTTCGAATTGTTTGATTATTGATGCAACTATACTATCCATTTTTTAATAACTTTTTTTGTTCTTTTTCATCAACACCTATTTTGTTTAGGATATCTTTAACACCATTCTCTCTTAAAATATCAATATATTCATTTGCCTCTCCTAATGAACATTCATAATAAGAGGCTACATACCCTAGCAATTTTTCTTGCTTTTTCTTTGTAGATGATTTAATGTATTTTAGAAACATTTTTTTCCTGGGTATCATATATAAATATATATTATATATTTTCTCTTTATCAGTATATGGGAAAGTCTGTACTAAATTTACAAACTCTATATACTCAGGATTCATACTGAGGAAGCGATGAATCATATACGGTTCAAATGATTTCTTGTCTTCCTCAGTAAATGAATTCCAGGGTTGTTTATCGTAAGTAATCTGATTGAGCCAATCAAAGATTTTCATACTCACTTCTAAACTCTTTAGGTAACATTTCTACTAATACCTTACCTGTTTTTACATCATAAAAACATGGGATGGGCATAATAGCGTCTTCAGCTGTGCCAGCTAAGAACTTAGATACCTTTCTCAAAATAACACCTTCAGCGAAGATATGATTACCTTCTGGTGATGTGATAGCCACTGTTTGGCTTGGGTCAACTTTAATGTTGAGCTGTTGTTGGGTTTGTTCCATATTTATTGGTTTATAATTTTTAAAATTGAGGCTAATAAAGCCATAACATTGATTTCTTTATCGATTCTAAAGTTAGCATGATACATATAACTTTCTATTTCAATAACAATCATTGCTTTTGCTAGATCATTATTACCATATTCATCTAAACTATCATATAAGAATCTATAAACATCTTCAAAATCATCCAAATTACTATCTGCAAGTATTTGTCTGATGTTTTTAAAACTAGGTTTAGATGGTGATTTAAGTTCTTTTAATAGAGCGTCTTTATAACCACCTGTTAAAACAGTTTTATCTATTTTAAGAGTACCTTCAACATTATTAACTTGACAAGTGTTAAGTATTTTTCTAACATCAGGATAATGTTTATTAACTACTGATACTAAATCTTCTACTGTGTATTCAATATATTCTGTATCTAAAATAACAGATACATGTTGTGCTACTTCTTTTTTAGATGGAGGAGTAATTTTTAATACTTGACAACGTGATTGAAGGGGATCGATGATACGTTCAAGGTAATTACATGTTAAAATAAATCTAGTAGTACGAGAGTATGTCTCAATAATATTTCGTAATGAGGCTTGGGCTTGAATAGTTAAAAAATCTGCTTCATCTAAAATAACAATCTTAATAGGTTTGAATGAAGCACTTGAAGCGAACCCTTGAACTTTATCTCTAATTGTATCGATCCCCCTTTCATCACTTGCGTTTATATATAAGTAATCACAATCAAAATTATTTACAATTAATTTAGCTAATGTTGTTTTACCTGTACCAGGTGTACCATACAATAGTAAGTTTTGTAAGTCATTGTTAGCAATATACTTAGCAACAATTTGTTTTAATTGCTCATTACCAACATATTCATCTAATGTTTTAGAACGATATTTTTCTACAAATAAACTATTTTCTTTCATATAACCAAATATAACAAAAAATGGCCCGAAGGCCAAATTTTTTATTCATATTTTTTAGGTGGAGCACCATGTAGATTTGTATACAGATCTATATAGCGATCAAATTCTTTTTTACTATCTGTAACTGTTGCCCAATCATCATTGATATAGTGGTCGATGAATGGATGTTCCATATCATTCAAATCATATGGGATATAATTCTCACCAGTTAATTCTTTATATGCTTTATTTAATTTATCAACCATTGATTTTTTTGATGTAGTTATAATGTATAAAGGTATACCATTATTATAATCACCAAGATAATTGAATACAGCATAATATGTAGTTTGACCATAGACTATACTAACTTCTCTTAATAAGTCTGTTAATTTAATCATAGTCATTATATTTCAACCCATTCTCTATCTTCTCCTAATCCCCAATCTTCTTCAGTTTTGTATCCATCACTAAATCGATCTAAAGAATTTGTAATAAATATCATGTCTTCATCTGGATAAACATACACTTTATTAAATGACGTGAGTTTAGATATTTCATCATTAATCTCTTTTTTAGCAAATTCTTCTCCACTCTCACTAAGATATTCATCAAGTGACATATTATAACTACTTCTTGTTATTTTATCAAGCATAGTTCTAAATACTCCATTAGCAAAAGCATCCGAACCTTTTTTAATAGCTGGGAAATCTTTTACTTTAAAAAGTTCAACATGTTTGTCATCAAGTGATTTTAAAGCATACACAGTTGTATTACCATATACAATGCTAGCTTCTCTTAGTAAGTCGGTTAATTTAATCATGATAATACATATCAGTAATCACCATACATGTTAAATTTCTTTGGTGGTGGAGGTGGTGCTTTCTCAACTACTATACTATTAATAGCATATAATTTACCTTGCATAGGTGATAATTTAAAATCACATGGTATTCCTCCAAGTTCCTCAAAATAACCTTCTAGTACCTCAGTTAATGACTTGTACACATAACTAGGATCACTTCGCAATACCCACTGGTCTCCCGGTGGGTATCGCTCAGCGATCAACACAACTTCTTCTTTTACTTCAGTAGCCATTAGAACATTCCTTGCATTCCGCCCATCATGTCATCCTGTTTTTTATCTTCAGGCTTATCCACAACTGTGCATTCTGTTAATAAAATAGTTCCTGCTACTGAGGCGGCGTTTTCAATCGCGGTCCTCGTGACTTTCGTTGGATCAATGATACCAGCTTCTTTCATGTTTACCATCTTATCAGAAGTGATATTGTACCCTTTCCAATTGTCTTTACCTGTTAATTTATTAATTAACCCAAATGACTCTTGGTCAGTGTAACCAGCATTAGATAAAATCTTCATAAATGGTGATACACATGCTTTATAAACAATATTTCCACCTGTTGTATGACGATTTACAATTGCTTCCCTAGCATAAATTAAAGCAGCACCACCACCTGGGACAATACCCTCTTCAATTGCAGCTTTAGTTGCTTGAAGTGCATCATCAACGCGGTCTTTCTTTTCTTTAACTTCTGTTTCGGTATTTCCACCTACGTGGATGATTGCTACTCCTCCGATAAATTTCGCCAATCTTTCTTGAAGTTTTTCTTTTTCAAAGGGTGAATTTGCTTTTTCGATTTGTTGCTGTAGCTCTTCAATACGTGTCTCAATTCTT